CGTCGGCCATATCGGCTCCCCGAACGCGAGCAGCCCGTATCCGAGCGTGCGCGCCATGTGCACCGCTTCGTCCTTGCGCTCGTCCGACATGGGTTCGGTGTAGGCGACGTATTTCACCGTGCCCCGCCGCAGCTGCAGCCCAGCCCCAAGTAGTTCGTCGTCGGCGTGGGCCGCGACAAGCATCGCGGAATGAAACGCTACGTGGTCCACCGCAAGAACTCCTCCCGCACGCCCATCTTGTCGAAGTTGCCCCGCAGCGCCGTCGTCCCCGTCGTGTGCCCGGGCTTCTGTACGCCACGCATCGCCATGCAGAGGTGCGTGGCTCTGAGAGACACGCCGAGCCCGTGCGGGGCGAGCACGCGCACGAGATGGTCCGCGATGTTGGCAGTGAGCCGCTCCTGCACCGTGAAGCGGTGCGCGAAGTGGTCGACGATGCGCGCGAACTTCGACAGCCCGGCCAGCTTCTGGTTGGGCAGGTACCCTACGACGGCGGTACCGAAGAACGGCAGCCCGTGGTGCGCGCACAAGGAATAGAACGAGATGTCCTTGACCACGACCATCTCCGTCGCTTCCTCCGTCGGGAACGTGGTCACGATGGGGGGCTCCTTGGATTGCGTGTCCCACGCCTCCAGGAAGCGCGCGATGCGGGGGGGCGTGCCGTGGATGTGAGGGTCGTCCAGCTTGTAACCCAGCTCGGCGAGTACCGTGGACCAGGCGAGCGCGATAGCGTCGGTTCCCATGGTGCTTACCTTACCGCGCTAATGACGCCCGCGTCGACGCGCAGATGGAGTGCGGGGGTGACGCGCTTCGCTAGCTCCTTGGAGTGGGAGATCAAGACCACGCACCGCTCGTCCGCCAGCTCCTCCAGCACGTCGATCGCGTACAGCGTCCCGGCCTCGTCCAGCGCGTCGAACACCTCGTCCGCGAACAGAGTGCCGGGGCGAACCCCGTGCGCCGCCGACGATATCTCGGCTAGGGCAAGCAGGATGCTCAAGTCGAGACGGCGGCGCTCTCCCCCCGACGTTGCCTTGTACCCGTAGCCCCCACCGGCGCCATCGATGTCGAGGGACAGGGCGTCACGCACGCTCTTCCCGTCCTTGTTCTCGGTGTAGGGCTTGAGCTTCAGGCGCAGCTTCTGGCCGCTAAGGCGCTCGAGCCATCCGTTCGCCACGGCCTCCATGCCCCCGAGCGCTGAGCCGAGCACGTGCGCCCGTGCCCCCTTCAGCCCCAGCACCGTGTCGCATGCGTCGAGCACGCGCTCCTCCTGCTTCAGCCGCGTGATCGATTCTGCGTGCAATGCCAGCGCGTCTTCCAGGGACAGGATTGCCTCCTGCGCCTCGTTCTTGATCGCTTCGAGCCTGGCACGCCGCTGCGTGTCGGCACGCGCAGCGCTCAGCGCGCGCTCCAACGCCCCAATCTTGATGCCCAGCTGAGTGCGCTCCCCCTCGAGCTCCTTCAGCTGCTCCTCGCGGCCCTCTACCTCTTTCCGCGCAACGGCTTCCTGCGTCTTGCGCGTAGTGTCGGCAAGCGCGTGCTCGCGTTCGATGCGCGAGCGATGTTGGGGGGCGATGGGCTGCTCGCAGGTGGGGCACTTGTCGCCCTTGATCCGATCGAGCGTGACGCGCAGCGTGCGCGCGAGCGCCAGGAACTCCCCGCCCGCCGAGTCCGCCTTACGCAGCGTCGCGCGCGCGCCCGCGATGTCAGTGTCCGCCCCACGCGCGAGGGCGCGCAGCTTCGTCAGCTGGTCCTCAAGATCCCCATCCCCCAACGGGGCCTGCATGCCGAGCGTGTCCAGCGCTTCCTTCAGCCTCCGCCGCTCGCTCTCCAGCTTGCTGTCCGTGACTTGATAGTCGTTACGCGCGCGCGTGAGGGCCGCGTCGTTCGCCTTCGCTTCCTTCGATCGCCGCTCCTGCGCCGTGTCGAAACGCTCGAGCCCGAACATGCTCTCCAGCAGGCGCTTCCGCTCCCCGTCCGTCGCGCGCGTGAAGTGCGCCGCGTCGTGCGAGCTGAGGACGGCGGTCTTGCGCCACACATCGAACGACCCGATTACCTGCTCGAGCGCCTCCTGCGCCTTGGTCGGGGTCTCGTAGGTCTTGACGGCGGCATCGCTCTCCTGCCCCCACGTAAGTTTTTTCCCAGCCCCGTGCTTCTCCCGCCGCACGTCGAGCCCCTCGTATGTCGTGATCTGAGCGTGGGCCTTCTTCGCGTCGGGGTGCAGCGGGGTTTCGTCGCGCAGCGTTTCGCCCCAGGCTGCCCACGCCACGCCCTCGACCAGCGAGCTTTTGCCCGACCCGTTCGGCCCCGTCACGAGCACGAGGCCGCGCTCGGGTAGCGTGACGCGCATCGTGTCGCGGTAGACGGTGAAGCCGCCGAGGCCGATGGTGCGCAGGTTCACGGCGCCACGCTCCTCCATATGAGACCGCGCTTGATCAAACGGATCGTACCCTCACTTATTTGGCGCGACGCAGCCAACACACCAACTTTCACCCCGGCAGCCAACCCGCGTTTGATCTCTGCTACTTGAGCCTCGCTCAATTTGTGGTGCCCACGCACATGCGACTCGCGCCCCCGGCTAACCTTGTCGTCCATGTTGCTCTGCCAGGTGCCCAGCTTGAGATGCTCGGGCCGCACGCACGGCGGATTGTCGCACGTGTGCGTGACCAGCTTGCCGCTCGGTATCGGGCCGGCCCACATCATGTACGCGACCACGTGCGCGCGGCGCGTTCGGCCGTTCAGGTAGAACGCGCCGTAGCCGCTATCGAAGCATCCGGCGCCCCACACCCAGCAGCTGTTCCGACCTCTACTGATGCCGACTTTGCTACGGAATCGATCCTCCGCGCACAGGTGCGGCAGCGGCCCTGTCACAGGCACCACGCGCACGCTGGCGAGGAATTCCACGTACGTCATCGGTCCCACCGCCAAAGAGACACCCCCGGCTTTTCACCGTACACAGCTAGACAAGTATCCTTCGGGTAAGGCGCCTTCCCGTCGAAGCTCAAACGAGGCCGCGGAAAGATCACGTGCGCGGCGTCGAAGACGTACTCCGCGAACCACTCCGAGCCTACGCTCGCGGGGACGAGGAAGAAGATGCGCCGAGCGGGCGCGCGCTTCATGCGAGAGTCGTAGGCGGCGCTCTCGGAGCACTTCTTCGCCCACGGCCCGATGTCGGCGTATTCGGGGTTGAGCCAGAGATTGCCCGAGAGCTGCCTCCAGTCCTGCGCGAGCGCGTCGACGCCGAATTCGGAGCTCGGGCCGTAGTAGCACTTGGCGAAGGCACGCGGCAGCACGGCTTGCCCGCCACCAAGCAGCTTCGCGGCGTCGAACGAGCGCACGCGGCAGTTGGTGAGGTCGGCGGCCAGGTCGAACGTGATGGGGCCGAAACGACGCTCTACGGCGTCCAGGAAAGGCCATGGCGTGCTCCACACCTGCCGGGACTTCCCAGGTTTTTGGCGCGGCATCGTCACTAGTGCCCCCAGTTTCTCCCCGTGATGACGTGGCTTATGGCGCTCTTGTGCAGACCAAGCTCTACAGCGATGTGCTTCTGTAACTCCCCTCGCGCGACGCGCTGCCTGATGGCTACTACTTGGGCCTCGGTGAGCTTAGCCGTGCCGCTGCGGCTTCCCCGGGCAGTTCGCCCGTGCCTCTCCCGATCGTCCGCGTTGTCTTTGGGCAACCCCCACTTGAGGTTGGTAGCGCGGTTGTTAGTCCGCGTGCCGTCACGATGTTGAGCCTCATACCGCGGCCCTGGAGCCGGGCCACGAAAGGCCAGACACACCAGGCGGTGCACTAGCTTCGTCCGCCGCCACCCCGATTCGTCGACGAGGTGCACGCGCAGATAGCCATCGTCATCAACCCACGGGGAAACGGCCCGCCACTGCGGCCTACAGATGCCGCTGTTCGGCACGCGCCCCTTGTACCGCGTTGAGAACACTCGCCCCACCGAATCTACGAAGTAGTCAGGAAAGCCGACGACCTGCTTGCTCTTGCCGGGCTTCTGGGCGGGCATGACCGGCATCACTGCACGCGCCCCTGAACCTTGCCCTGCCAGCAGTCCTTGCGGCTCGGGTGCAGGACGGCCTCGCTACGGTAGAACGGGTCCTCGTCCAACAGGCGCTTCGTGCCGCGGCTCTCAAGGTCCGCGAAGAACGCGCGCGTGATGAGGCACTTCCTGATCTTCCCCATCACCATCACCTTGCACCAGTACGACCAGTGCCCCCTGCTCTTTCCGCGCGGGCCAACCTGCGTGATCCACTTGCGCCAGATGCAGCGCACCGTGCCAAGGCAGACGAGCGGGTACTTTTTCACGTGCCGCCCCCGTAGCTGCCCCAAAGGTTATCCGCTGGCTTGTTCTTCTCGATGTTGGCCAGGCGCTTGACGGAATCGGCGCGGATCACCTCGTTCGCCTCGTACAGCTCCGCGCGCACCTCGACGCTCTGAGCCTTGTGGAACTCCTCCTCTTCCTTCGTGAGGCGCGCCACAAGCGCTTCCTGCGTCTCGGGGTTCAAGTGGTACTTGCCGCACGCAACCTCGTAGAAGCTACGCCACATGCCGCGACGCTCGAGGTCGGGAAGGAAGTACCCGAGGATCTCGGCGGCGTGCAGGAAGTGCATCACGTAGTGGATGGGCATGTGGTCAGAGTCGTCGAGGTACTTCGCCATCAGCTCGACGGTGGTGGGAATGTCGGCGGCGAGGATGAAGGACTTGCACTTCGACAGGTCGTCCTCGTGCGACTGCAGGATCTCGGACCGGTACACGCGCTGGAGGACCTTGCTGTTGTCGTGGCGCTGGGCGGTGTCGCAGCCGCGCACGGCGCTCACCAGCACCCCCTGCATCCGCACTTCCAGCTGCCCCACCCAGTCCTGAAGCACGCTCTTGACTATCATGCGAGAAACCTCCTGCACTTCTCCATGACTTGCTCGCGGGGAGTGTCGTTCTCGAGGTGCATGTTGGAGACGAACCCCTCCAGCGCAGCCTCCAGCGTCGTCGCACTGCGCGCAGCCCCCGCCGCTGCCCGAGCCGCCACGATCCTATCCGTCGAGTCGACCGTGACCTCTGCCGCGAAGACGATCCCCTTTTCCTTCGCCTTGTTCACGGCCTTGAGCGCGTCCTGCAGCTCCTCCTTCTGCACCTCCACTCGCGCGTAGACGCGCTGGTACTTGGGGTGGGGGCCGCCAACGAGCTTCGCTAGCTCCTTCATCCCGCGCGCGACGAGGAATCGCGGGCCCTCCAAGAAGTGCAACGCTGTTCCCCCCGTCGCCGTGTCGTAGATCGCGACCGTGCCGTACCCGTCCATCCCCGGGTTGTCGAAGCCGGTTGGCACGAGGGCCCCGAGCTGAACGACGTCGAAGCCGCCGACGGGACCGAGGGGGTTGCTCCAATGCTGGTGGTTGTGCCAGTTGCCTGCGAACGCCATCGCCACGCCGTGCTTCTGCATCTGGGTGGCGAGCGCGCGAACGTGGATGCTGTCGGAAGCCCCCTTCAAAAAGGGCGGGGTCTCCTCGTCGGCCACCCCCGCGTGGATGCCCAGAATGCGCCGCGCGCCGGCCAGGGGGCTCGGTACGCTCGCGAGCGCGGAGGCTAGGCGTTGGGGGAACGGCGCCGCGGCCGAGTGCGGTACGAGGAGCAGGTCGTGCGGCTTGTCGAGAGGGACGATGGTGGGGGCATCAATCACCGTCGCATCGAATCCGAAAGCGCCGAGAGAGTGATCGCCCGCCTCGTCCGAGTCCTGCTCATGGTTCCCCACGAGGAGCAGGAAGCGCAGCTGGTCAGCGCGCTCGCGCACTTCGCGCATGATCTCGGCGAGGAGCTGGGGCTCGGCGCGCGAGTAGTCGACTAGGTCCCCCAGGACGGCGAAGAGGGCGCACTTCTCCTCGATCGCCAAGTCGCACGCTCGCCCGAATACGTCGATCGCGTGGCGGCAGCGCTGGTTCAGCGAGCGCGTGGACGCGCCGGCAAAGCGCTTGTGATTGCCCAGATGGCAGTCGGCTACGAGGGCGATCCTCATCCCTTCCCCCACATCGCCGCGTAACGCCGCCTAACGGCCGGGGAGCTCTTACTCGCACGGGCCGCTGCCAGCAGCCAGCATGCTTCCGAGTTTACCGAGTACCAGGCTTGGATGTGCAACGAGTGCCGCCGATCTATAAAGGTTGGCCTCGTCCGCTCGCCTAGGTAACCGCTTCTTTTGATCCTCATTTCTGTTGGGACGAACGGGCAATCCTGGCCGATGCGCACAACGAGGCGCGCCAACTCACGCTCATTCCCTACGGCGGATTCAAGCCGCGATAGCCAAGCTTCTTGCCAAGCGCTAACACGCTTGCGCGCCTCCCTCAGCGTCATCCCTTCATCCCCGTCCTTTCCCACTCGCGCCTCTTCACCAGAACCCAAAGCCGCCCGTAGACGTGGAGCCATCCGGGCACTCGTCGCCAAGGCCCGTGCGCCCAACCGATGCGCCACCAGCGCCACGTCCACGCGCGAAGCTGTTTCATTCCTGATCCTTCAGTAGCAGCGCGCGCACGGCCTCAATCGCGTCCGACATCGGCGCCATGCGCAGCTTCCGCTGGTCGCGCAGCGTCTCCAGAACTACCAGCGCCTCCCACACCCCCTTCGTGCGCTCGCCCCGCATTGCCGGCCCGCACACTTCCGCGACGACGGCACGAGTCAGCGCACGCACCGCTTCCGGGATCTCCTCCCAGGGCTTCGCCGACTCGTGCCGCGTCTCGTAGCCGAAGGACGGGGCGAGGCGCTCGTACACCTCATGAAACTTGCGCGCGAGCGCCTCGACCTCGTCCATCGCCACCTACTCCTCGTCGCCAGTCGCTTCGAGGTCGTCCTGCGCGCGACGCTGCTTCTGCGCCTGCTGAGCGCGGTCGCGGGGGTTCACGACGGTGCCCTGCACCGAAGCCGCCGCCTCCGTCGTCTGCATGCTCAGGATCTTGCGAAGCTCGTCAGGCGTCGGCACGCGCGCGTAGCGCGTGACGTCGATCTGGGTCCCGATCCAGTCGTTCATCTGCTCGATGGAGTCGGCGAGCTTGCTCTGGCGCATGCTCGTACGGACGGAATACTCGGTGTCGTTCTTGCCCTGCCCCGTCCGGTTCACGATGATGTCGAACCCGTTGATGGGGTCGCAGAAGTCGCCGCCAGCGTCGGTGTCTTCGCGGATGGTGTCGAGGTCCTTCTTGACGCCCTTGCCGAACGCGAGCACGCGGGGGCCCATCTCGGGGTGCTTGCGGTCGATGACGTTGGCGAAGACGCGGAAGCGCGGCATGTAGCCGCCCGCCGTGTCGTAGTCGGCCGGGTTCCCCGTCGCACGCAGCCTATCGACTTCGGCGCAGACGGGGCACGTCCTCTTCGCCATCAGGCGCGGGCAGACGAAGGACGCATTGTTGCTCATCCCCGGAAGCTGGACGAAGTGCTGATAGGTGACGGCGAAGGGCGTCGCGCGTCCGATGGGCGGCGGGAGGAAGCGCACGACGTTCTTCCCCTGCTCGAACTTCATAAAGTCGGTACCGGTCGCGCCGGCCAACTCCTGCTCTGCTTTCACGGCTTCGAGGGAGTACCCCCCATAGGTGATCAAATTCGTCATTGCTTTACTCCTTAGCTTGGTCCGTATGACTTACGCTTACATGCTGCCAATTGCGTCCACGAAGGACGTGCCCGACGGCGCCAGCCGACACCCCGTACCTTCGCGCGATCGAGACGGCTGTCTCTCGGTCGCGCAGAGCACGTATCACCACCACGTCAGCCTCGGTCAGTTTGGCCGACGCGTTAGATTCCCCAGGAGCACCACGGGCGCGCCCCTTCGCTACCATGTCCGCGATGTTGTCCGCCTGCGTTCCCTCGAACAGATGGTCAGGCCGCGCGCACGGCGGGTTGTCGCATGTGTGAAGCGCCTTCATTCCCAAACCCAACGACCTGCCGAGCTTGAGTTCCAGCGCGTACTTGTGCGCCAGCACGTGCCCTCGCCGCCCACCGCGAACGAACAGCCCGTAACCCGCACTCTTGGACCGTGGGGCTTTGACCTGCGACCCCAACCAGAGCCAGCACTCCCCCGACCGATCCACTAGCGCCCAGAAGCGCGCCAGCTCGGCTTCGAGATCGTACGGCTTTGGCTTGGGGCCCGGCTTCATCCTAGAACTCGCCGGGAGCGTCCTTCGCATGCTTGAAGGCGGCTAGGCGGTCGTTGAGATCGCCGGGCGTGGCGCCGTTCAGCACGGGGGGCGCCGCGACATGGGGCACGGTAGAATCGGGAAGGAACGCCAGTTGCTGCCCGTAGATGTCGAGCCCCAATGCTGCCGCCGTTTCGCGAAGCTGCTTCCAGCGCGCCGTCAGCTCGACCTCCTTGAGCCGCGTCTCTTGCGCCCTACGCTCGAGCGCGCGCTGTAGCTGCCGCACCTCGCGCTTCGAGGCGGCGGCGTCGTTTCGCCTGATGCGCCCCTCGTACTTCAGTTGCGCGCGCAGGTCTTGGTTCTCGGCCTCGAGTCGTTTGAGCCGTTGCGTGATCTCTTGCATGTCTCTCTCGCTCCTTCCTTACCCACTCGTCCCATTCTTCCGGTGAGTCGCAGATACCAGTTTCGAAGTCGCACGGCGCGCGCGGCGCGTACCGGCGCGAGCAGTAGGTGCCGACGCGCCATTCCAAGACGACGCCCTTGCGGCACAAGGGGCAGCGCTTCGGCTTCATCGGCGCGCCCTGTCGTGGCGCGTTCCGCCTTTCCACTTCGCGTGAGCCGCACCGCGCGGTACGCGCTCGGGAAACATGCGCGTCCAATGCTTGTCCCCTCGCGCTCTGTTTTTCGTAGACGGAGGTCGGCGTCGGCCTTTGGTGATCATGTCTTGGGTGTTGTCCTTCTGCGTTCCCAAAAACAAGTGCCGCGGATTGCAGCAGGGCGGGTTGTCGCACGCGTGCAGCACGTCCAGCCCGTTGGGCACAGGAACCCCGACTTGCAGCACCCAAGCAAGGCGATGCGTGTACCACTGCTGCCCCCGAAGCTTGAAACGGCCGTACCCGCCCCCGCCGTGTGGTCCTGGTTTCAGACGCCCAGCCTTCCACGGCCAGCACGCTCTTGAGCCACCAGAGCGATCAACCAGCGTGTGGAACTTCTCGACGGTGTTGGCCGGCATCGCCATTAGCCAAGCTCCCTATGACCGCGTGCCTGCGCGCGCAACGCTGGGTCCCCTTGAAGCTCCGCACGAATGTGCGCGCCAAGTGAGACCAGCATGTCTTTTTTTGTCCTGATGGCGTCGACGGTGCCGTTGAGCTTGTTTTTCTCGTACTCCGCCTCGATGAACGCCGCCCGCGCCGCGTGCATGGCAGGGTCACTCGTGACGGCGGAGTCGACGATCTTTTCCGTAGCCTTGTCCCCAACCGCGAGCATGCGCTCGCGGTGCATGAGGGTCAGGCGCGCGTCCGTCTCATCCAGGTCGAGCTTCGCCAGCATGCACTTGCGCTGCGCCTCCGCGTAGCGCTGGGTCCAGTAGGCGAGGTCCGCGGGCATGCGGATGAACTCCTCCTCCAACGCGAGCGGCTCAATTTGAACGCAGTCGCGCAGGAACTCGTCGGGTGTCTTTTCTGCCATTGGTCAGATCCTTCTCCATGTCGTCGACCATCTTGCGCATGGCCTGCTCCAGCTCGTCGTTGGTGACACGGGCGCGCTCGGCGCCCACGAACAGCCCGACACCGTACTCGAGGGCGCCGTGCAGCCCGATGACGAGCCCGATCAACGTAGCGCGCCAAAGCGTCATCCCCGCCACTCCCATGACGCTCAGGGCCGCTACCGTGAGCAGCATGCCTTGCAGCGCACGACGACCCCACCTGTTCATAGCCAGCCAACGGCTCACCGTGGCCAGTGTCTTGTCTACCGTCACGCCACTTTCTTCAGGCTTCCCCATGATGGCCCTACCTCCACGTCGACCTCGAGCGGGACCCCGCCGCTGTTCCACCCACACATGATGCGCGGCACTTGCGCGATGACCTCCTCCACGGCACCGTCGCGCACGTCGAAGAGGAGCGAGTCGTGCACGGGGAGCACGAGCTTCGCTGGGACCGCGTCTTCGCGCAGCCAGTCCACGCACGCGACCAGCGACGCGATGCAGAAGTCCGACGCCGTGCCCTGGACGGGCGTGTTCTTGGCGCCGTTCTCCGCGTTGCTCCTCTTCGCGTCGTCCTGATCCGCGATGCCATGCAGCGGGCGCCGACGCGCTAGCTGCCCATCCCACCACGTGCGGCACGATCCCGTCATCCGCACCTCGTGCACCTGCTTGTCCAGCCACGCCGCAAGCCCCTTGAACTTCCCCAAGATGGCCTCACGCACGCGCCCCGCCTCCGCCATCGAACTCCCGATCTTCGCCGCGAGCGCTGCATCGCCCATGCCGTATAGAAGCGCGAAGTTGATGGTCTTCGCCTGCGTGCGATGCTTGCTCTCCACCTTCTCGGGGGGGATGTTCCAGGCCTGCTTTGAGATGAGCTCGGCGGTGCGCTGGTGGTA